AGAAGATCGGGAAACAGTAAACTCCGAACTCCAAAAAGTTACCGAAGTTGTCTTTGATGTCCTGAACAACTCCAATTTCGCCACTGAATCTTACGAATCATACCTTGATCTGTCCGTTACCCTTGGTTGTCTTGAGATCGATCAGGGTACAGCCGTTGATCCTGTTCGATTCACTGCGGTTCCCATGTCGCAGCTCTGGATTAACAACGGGCCATACGACAGAATCGACCAATTCTTCCGTAGGCGTGAATATTCATGGGATCAATTCTCTGTAAAATACAAAGATCACACCTTCCCTGCTGACGATGTTCAGAAATTTAAGGAATCAGAGAAGCCATACGATTTTATTGAAGCAACGATGCGCGATTGGTCAAAGCCAAACGAAGAAATCTATCATCGGGTTATCTTGTGCAAGCAAGCTGGCGACAACATTGTCTACAAACGCGAATATCGTGGTGTTGGCTCCTGTCCAATGATTGCATTCCGCTGGTCAAAAGAAGCTGGTTCCGTATGGGGCCGAGGCCCGCTATTGAATGCGCTTCCTGCCATCAAAACTTGTAACCTTGTGGTGCAGATGGTGCTTGAAAACGCACAAATGTCGATTGCTGGCATGTATAACATCGATGATGATGGAACGATCAACGCTGATACGATTGAGCTGGTTCCGGGAACCATCATTCCAAGAACCCCAGGAACTAGGGGACTGGAACCAGTTCAAGCTGCTGGTAATTTCCGTGTGTCCGAATTGATTCTCAATGAAATGCGAACCAATATCAAACGCGCGATGTATAATGATATGCTTGGCAATCCGAACCGCACACCAATGAGCGCAACAGAAGTGGCCGAGCGCATGGCTGACCTTTCAAGACAGATTGGTTCAGCATTTGGGCGCCTCATGTTTGAAATGATTATCCCGACTATCCAGCGCGTGATCTATATCATGAAAGAATTGGGGATGATCGAGCTTCCAACCGTAAATGGTAAGGAAATCTCTGTCACCGCCACATCACCGCTTGCTCAAGCGCAGAATCAACAGGACATTCAGGGCGTTGACCGTCTGGTTGAATGGGTAGCAGCCCGATTCGGGCCACAGCTTGCCAATATCTTCATCAAAGGTGAAGATGCTAGTGCATATGTTGCAGACAAGTTGCAGGTTCCTAAAGATTTGGTTAGAACTAAAGAGGAAATGCAAGCCGCCATCAAACAATTTGCTGAAATGCAGCAGGGTGGTGGACAAGAAGCCCCACCGGAAGATCCTATGGCAGCAGAAGGAGCGCCAGTTGTATAAAACCGAAACCGTTGATGGGTACCCCCGCGCCCCAAAGGTAGAAGCGAAGATCAATTTATCGATAGTCGCAACATTGGGGACAGCAGCAGGCAAGGATGTGATGGACTATCTTGAGTCTATTACGATTAAGAGGGTTAATGGCCCTCATGTATCTGATGCAGAACTAAGACACCTTGAAGGGCAGCGTTATATCGTTGCCCTCTTATCAACCCGCATTGAATTAGGACACAAGGAGAAATCAAGTGGCATCACTCGTAAATAAAGAGGTTGCAGCCGCAGCCGCACCCGCACCCGCTGCACCAGATCCCGCAGCGCCTGTAATGAATCCTGTTGATCCAGCGCCCGCTGGCAAACAGGCCCAAGAAAATGACCGATTCACCCCATCACCGGATGGCATTCCAGAAGGATTGCCTGAAAAGTTTCTCAAGGACGGAAAGCCTGATTACAGTGCGCTGATCACGTCCTATACAGAACTTGAAAAGTGGAAAGGTGGCAAGACGGATGAACTCAAGAGCGAGTGGGAAAAAGAACGCCTTGCGGCTCGTCCAGAATCAATCGACGGTTACACAATCCCCGATATTGACATCATCAACAAAGAAGAAATGGCCGCTGATCCTCTATTCCAGTGGTGGAAAAAGGAATCTTTCGACAAGGGGTTTTCTCAAGAGCAGTTTGAAGCCGGTATCAAACAGTATGTCGAGGCTAATGCGCCACAACCGATAGACTATGAAGCCGAAGTCAAGAAACTGGGCGACAATGGCAATGCCAGGGTCAAGGTTGTTGCTAACTGGATGGAGAAATTCAAAGAGAACCCATCTTATTATGCCAAGCTGGATGAAATTGCCGGAACAGCAGAAGGCATCGAGCTTCTTGAAGTGATGATGACAAACAATGGCGTTCCTCTTGCTGATCCAAGCATTCCTTCCGTGCCTACAATCACACTGGCTGACTTGAAAACCATGCAAGCTGACCCGCGCTACTATGATTCGACGCGCCGTGACCCTGCTTTTGTCCAGAAAGTGGATGAAGGCTTCGAAAAACTCTATGCTAAAAAGTAGAGATCCGCGCGACACGGACTATGATGGGGCGCTTGATTGCGCCCGATCCATGCACGAAGAAAGCTGGTATGTTGACTTCACTTGGTCGCCTATAAAGTTTCGGAACTTCTGGCAAGCGGTTCTGGATAGCCCTGATTTCTTCGGGAGAATCATTTATGATGATCAAACCGAGGACATTGTGGGCTTCTTTGCTGGCTATATGGCCGAGCACTATTTCAGCTATGAGAAATATGCTTGCGAGGTGGCAATGTATATCGATAAGAAAAACAGAGGCAAGGGAGCCTTTGTTGTTCTTGGAATCATTGATGAGTTTGAGAAGTGGGCTGCTACTCATAACTGTATGTCTGTAGCCTTTGGCGTAACGGCTGGCATTACAGATGAACGATCCATAAAGCTGTATGAAAAGCTAGGCTATGTGAAGTCCAGCCAGCTTTTACATAAAAAGTGCATTTGAAAAACGGGATGGGCGGGTGCATGTTCCCGCCCACTAACATGCTGGCCCATTTAATGCGAACAGCGGCCCCGTAAGGGACAACCAAATTGCTTCAAGTTACTGGATAACCTGACTGTTGAATTGAAACTCAACCTTACAGGATAAAATTATGAGCAATGAAGTCTCTGATGCTTTTGTAAAGCAATATGAATCTGATGTTCACGTGGCTTATCAGCGTATGGGTTCCAAACTACGGAACACAGTGCGTAATAAGACCAACATCGTCGGTTCTTCAACAACCTTCCAAACTGTTGGTACTGGCTCTGCCGTGCAAAAAGCGCGTCATGCTGAACTGGCAACGATGGAAATCGCACACGATCCTGTCGAATGTACGCTGGCTGACTGGTATGCTGGTGACTACATCGACAAGCTCGATGAACTCAAAACCAACGTCGATGAACGTATGGTCGTTGCCCAATCTGGTGCGGCAGCTCTTGGTCGTAAGACTGATGAACTGATCACAACTGCTATGGACGCAACAACCAATACTGAAACCGAAGGCGGTACTGCCCGTTTAACAGAAGCTAAAGTTAAGGTTCCATTCGTTTACTTCGGTGAGAATGAAATCCCTGATGATGGCGATCGTTACTGGGCTGTGTCTCCTGAACAGTGGACAGACCTTCTCGGCATTACTGCATTTTCATCTTCTGATTATGTCGGCCAAGATCAGCTTCCATATAAAGCGGGTATGTCAGCTAAACGCTGGTACTCATTTATGTGGTACGGTTTCTCCGGTTTGAGCGTATCCTCAAACATCTGGAAAACTTTCGCATATCACAAGACCGCTGTCGGTCATGCCTCTGGCTGTGATGTTAAATCCGAAATCAACTATGTCGCGCCTCGTGTTGCTCACTTGGCTACTTCATATATGTCCCAAGGCGCTGTCGTTATCGACGCCAAAGGCGTGTACGAAGTTCAGGCATACGCAGCTTAATAAGCTCAAAGGAAAGGTTTTTCTATCATGGCTTTGGACGCAACAAAACTTGGTACTCTATCTGCTGGCGTTCAGCAGTTGCATATCCTTAACACAACAGATGCTCCGGCAACTGTTGCTGGCTCCGGTTATTTCAATTCGGTTACAAACCGATTGAAGCAATGGGATGTAATCATTGTCGCTGGTACAACTGGCGGTACGGCAACAATCGACATGCTTGTGGTCACATCGGCTACAGGTGCAGCGACTGTTACTTGCACTAACGGCACTTAATCGTTGAGTGTCAGGTGAATAAATGCCAATCAGGGCGGGGCATAACGTCCCGCCCTTTTTCGTAAGGAACACACATGGCTAGTACAAAATTCGATATTGCTTCCGCTGCCCTTATGCTTGTGGGTGCATCCCCTGTATCTTCTTTCAGTGCTAGTGGAACCGCCTCACAAAAGGCGCTTAACCTGATTTATGATTCAACGCTGGATAACTGGCTTGAAATCTACAACTGGCATTTTGCTACAAAGACAACGCTTATGAGCCGCATCGGTACGGCTCCTAATACAATCTGGTCTGCGGCATACACTGCGCCAACAGGCATGAAGTCTTTGCAGAATGTTGTAAGCGGATCAGTTGGCACACCCATTCTATATGATCGCTTTGAGAACGAAATCCATTGCAATGCTGGCGCTGCGGAAGAAGTCTATGCGGTTCATACCTATGAGCCTTCGGTTTCTGAATGGCCCGGATTCTTTGTGAAGATCATGGAGTATGCTTTAGCCCAACAGCTTTCTATTTCTCTTGTTGCCAAGCTGGACATGGCTAAGGTTTACGGCGATATGCTGGACTACCAGTATCGCACAGCTAAGGCGACTGACTCCAAACAACAGACAACGAAGAAACTTCGTACCTCTGGCCGCGGCTCCATCTTAGCTGCGAGGCGTGCATGACCAATTTCGCTTCTCCCCACAGAGTTATAACGACTGACTTTCGTTCAGGTGAATT